CTCGCATGATGTGCGCCGTCAGCCCGAAGTTGATGGGCAGGTCCACCATGCCCCGCACCCACAGTTTGATCCTGTTCTGGTTCTGCCCGTACTCCGGGCGGTCGGGAAGGTACACCTTGCGATGGGTCTTGCCACTGCTAATCAGGTCTTCCATGATGCTGTCCAAGCCACGTTCTTCGAACAACGTGACGCTGTCCAGCCACACCCAGGAATAGTCGTCGCAGCCCCCGTGCCGGAAGAACTGGTACGCCTCGTCCAGATCGTTGTGGTCTCGCACGTCCCAGCGGTCACACTTGCTGCCCGTCAGGGCGGCGCTGATGGTGCCGTAGGGGTCGGCGCTGAGGATGAGCCCACGGGGTGACGTACCCACCAGGGGTGTCTTTCCACAGCCGGGGTCGCCGTAGATCAGGACACGTGCGAATGGACTCTCGATCTTTGTGACAGGAACAATCGCTGATGGTCGGTTAGCCACTGTCCTTCTCCTGTTCTAGTTCATGTGCTGAGTATGGGTCCCACGTTGACATTGTAGCGTCTCGGACCGCCTCCCAGTCGCCGTTGGATTCGTGGACAACGCACATATCCCGGTAGGCGCAGCCAAACATTCCACGGCAACCACCTAGGATCGTCTTGTAGCAGTCGATCTCACCAGCGGCTACGCCCCGCATTTCCAACACCTGCTGCTCCAGGCGTTGCAGGAGCGCAATGCGCTCGTTCTGCCCTCGGTACATCTTCTCCCGCTGGAACAGTGGGGCAGGCTGTTTCTTACTGACGCTACCGTCCAAGTTCAGGTAGGCGCCGTCAGCGTCTTGCTTGCGGGTGTCTTTCTTCTGCTTGCGCAGGAAGTTGTACAGGATGAAGTCCAAGTCCTGCCCCGGCTTGAGGATGCCTCGTTCCATCAGCCAGAACGGCGCCACTGCCCAGTACGTGCCGCCCTGTTCGTCCAGGTCAAGGTGGTCAGTGCGAATGGTGCCTGCGGTCTTGTGTTCCATCAGGCCGTACTGGAGCGTTTCCATATCCTGAACGACGACGTCCAACTGAGCGACGTAAGTGCACAGATACTTGCCGTCAGCCATATACAGATCAACCTGGATGGGCTGCTCAGGGGAGAGGACACGATAACGTTCGTCACGCCCCCACCGATCAACGTAGTTACGCAGCATCTCGTTGCCGAGATCCCTGGCATTGACCCACTCCTCTTCGTCCTCCAGCCGAATGTTGAATTCGCTGAGGTTGTCCTCCAACTGCTGCTGATACACCTTGTCAAAGGTGATCCAGGGCTTGACGCCCCGCAGGATCTTCCCCGGCTTGCTGGGCTTGTACCACACGGCCAGGGCTTGGTGAATCAAGTCACCGAAGCGCAGGGCCGGTGCGTTCTGTATGGGCTTGAGCCTGTCTTGGTAGGCCCACCACCACCGCTGCCTGCACCGAGTGAAGTCGACCCGCTCACTGGTGCGGACAACGAACAGCGGCTCAGAGGGCACGGAGGCCTTCCCGACGGAGATCGAGGATGATGTTGTTGACATTCTGTTTCCTCTGTACTTTCTTCTCGATGTATTCCTCAATGGTACCGTTGGTGCGGATGTAGTAGCAAGTGACCTGGTGAATTCGGCTGACCCGGTGGATGCGGTCCTCGCCTTGCTCCTGGTCGTCGGGCACCCAGGTTTCGTCCATGAAGATGACGGTGTCGGCAGCATCCAGGGTGATGGCCACGCCGCCCGCCGTTGTGGTCATAACGATGACCTTGGCCTCCTTGTTCTGGAACTTGCCGGTGGCTTCCTGCCTGCCCGCCTCGGTCACCTTGCCTGTGATGCGTAGCGGCTCAATGCCCTTGGCTTCGTACAGCCACTTGCAGATCCAGTCCACCACCACACTGAACTGGCTGAAGATGACGATCTGCTCATCCACGTCCTGCTTCTCGTCGAAGACACCCCGCTCCTCCAGCAACTCCTCCAGTGCTTCCAGTTTCGGACTGTCTTCGTAGCCATCCGGCACTACCTTGTAGACGCCTTCGGCTCGGTCAATCCATTCGATGTGGCTGTAGGAGATGGCAAACTGCTTCAGCCGCATGTACTCGGCCAGGATGCTGGTGGCGGTGAGGTGGTCCTCTTCGATCTTGACCTCTGCCGCCAGGGCGAATTCCTTGTACTGCTTCGCCTGCTTGGCGGTCATGTCCACCCACACCGGCACGTACTGCTTCGGCGGCAGTTCGCTGAACACCTCCAACTTGGTGCGCCGCAGCATGAAGCGGGTGATGTACTGGTCGAACTCCTCTTGCAGTTCGGGCTTCACCTCACCGATCTGCGTGCCCCACCCGTTGTCGTACATCTGCAACCAGTGCTCAGCCCAGGCCCACCGGCTGTTGAATTCCTCTGGGTCCAACCAGTGCAGAATGGGCCACAGGTTGATGGGCTTGCCACCCATCGGCGTGCCGCTGAGGGCGAGACGCTTGCCACCTTCGGTCAGGGGCAGAGCGTACAGACCACGGGCCGTCATGGATTTGGGGTCACGCAGGCCCGCCTTGTGGCATTCGTCCAGGATGATGCTGTCCCACAGGAAGTCGAACAGCGCCGGGAACTGGGAGAAGTATTGATCCTTCTTGCCCCGTACCCTGGTGAACTGGATGGTGGCCGGGTTGGTGATCAGCCAAGCGGGCTCGTCGTATTCCATGAACTCATCGATGGCCCGCTGCTTCTCACCCCGACTGCCCGACGCCACCCAGATCGCATAGGGCTGCAACTCCCGCAACTCTTCGAACCACACTGTGTTCAGTGAGGTCTTGGGCGCAATGACCAGATGCTTGCCGTAGTCCAGGCCCGCTTCGAAGATGATGCCGATGGCTTCACGGGTCTTCCCCAGACCGGGCTGGTCAGCAACTAAGGGGAAGGGACATTCTACCCCGAAGGCAATGCCTGCTCGCTGGAAGGGGTACAGGGTGTCGTACATCTCCGGCAGCACATCGGGCAGCAGGTCAAGTTCACCATCCTCGGCCATGGCCAGCGCCACCAGACGGTCCTCCAATTCGACGATGTCTCTGCCCCAGTCTTCAAGTTCGTTGCTGAAGCGGATTTCATCGCCGAAGAGACGCCGCAGACGCCGTGCTGTCTCCAGGTGCAGAGGCATAGACCAGGCGGGTCCTCCCTTTTCGGGCTTGACGTACCGGGCGCCGCCGATGGACTTGACCTTCTGAACCAGGCTGTAATCGTATGGAAACTCCACCCAGAGTTTCTCATCACGCTGCGTTGCTTTTGCTCTTGTTCGAGGCACGCTTCCTCCTTTGCTGTAGCAATTGGTATTCCTCCTCCAGTGACTGGAGCAGGGTTTCGAGATCCTCGTGCTGCACCTTCACGTATCCGTCAAAGCGGTACCCGGCAATGCTAACATTCAGACCCCAGTTCTCGAGGATTCTCTTGCACACCTCCTCGCCACCATCGGTGTGTGCCTCCGCGGCTTCGGTGCGCTCCCGCCGCTGCTCGTTGGCCAGCCGACGCTCACGCTCTTTCTTGGCATGCACGCCACACATGAACAGGTCGGTATCCTGCACCGGGTTCATGCAGAACTGCTGGGGCCACTCGCCCTTCAGCACCACGCAGTAGTTGACCGGCTCACCAAGTTGACCACGAACGTTCTGGTATTCCTCAATGGACTCCCACTGAGCCAGGGGCTTGATCTTGCAATACGCACCCAGCGGACCTTTCTTGCTGTCCTGGTAGATGCTGTCCATCACGGAACGTTCCGGATCCACGTTGGTGTGCCACCACCGGGGCTTCTCGCTCCGGTACACCATCTGACCCCAACGTTCCGTCTTTTCGTCGCAGTGCCAGTAGAGCAGCGGCTCTCCGCAATGGCGGCACTGATCTCGAGTACCCTCCGCTTTCGCCATCAGTAGATCACCCTCTTCGGTTTGATTTGCTGTTGCTGTATGCGCTGCCTCGCAGGCTTGGGGGTACTGGGCGCCGGTACTGCCCTGCGAGGCGGCTTAGGCGGCGCTGTAGGGGCGCTGGCGGCGTAGTCCGCACGGTGGTCAGCACGGGCTTGGTCAGCATCGTCGTAGGACCAGGCCAGGTCTTTGAAACCACATTCGCACTGGATGAGCCAGCACCAGTCGTTGGGGTCTTTCGGATTGTTGTGCCCGCTCCGTAGCAGGATGAATTGATGACCTTTGGGTGCTGTCAATCTGCGCTCTCTTTCTTTCTCTTCACCGGCCCGCTCACGCTTGGCCTCTGCTGTCTT